GTCTCTTTCAGCATAAAGTCCACAGACACCTTGGGACCATATTTCTTGCCAGCCAGGAAATGCTGCACGCCTGCGCCACACGCCCCGGTGATCGCACGATAAGCCGCGATCATTTCCTCTAGCGGCCTTTCTGTCTCTCGCTTCCACTCGCGGAAGGCTGATGTGTCTCGCCTGCCGAGCTTGAAAAGAAGATCTGCACGGGCGAGCTGCAGCGTCGCTCCGTGTGCGGTCTGGCCATCGCGCTCAATGACGTAACTTACTTTCGACTGTCCCACGACAACGACGCGGTAAACCCCGGCTTTCTTGGAGATGATTCGGCTTAGGATTCCATCCTGGAGAATCAGCCCATGCAGCGCAAGTGCGGCTACGAGGGCGGAGCGGCACTTCGCCATTGCGGGCTCGCCCGCTTCTTGCTGTTTCAACTTCGGGAACGCCGTCCTGGTGTCCGCACCGCTCGCGTCGAGGTAGCCACCGATCGTCGTTAGCTTCGGGAACGCCGCCCTGGTGTCCGCACCGCTCGCGTCGAGGTTGCCACCGATCGTCGTTAGCTTCGGGAACGCCGCCCTGGTGTCCGTACCGTACGCGTCGAGGTAGCCACCGATCGTCGTTAGCTTCGGGAACGCCGTCCTGGTGTCCGTACCGTACGCGTCGAGGTTGCCACCGATCGTCGTTAGCTTCGGGAACGCCGTCCTGGTGTCCGCACCGCTCGCGCGGAGGTAGCCACTAATTTTTTCGAAGTCGTAGACCATCCCCGGCTGCGCGATAATGTCGCCCTCATGTACTTTACGCTCATTGGTCAGTTTCTTGGTCATCTTTTCCTCCTTTTTCATTGCAGCACCTCGTTAGCCTGATATGCGGCCATGACTCCAGCCAGATCGTTGTACTCGGGCATGGTTAGTTGATTAACCTTGTCCTTTCCGCCGTAGTTCTTTTTTGTGTACTCGACAACCGCCCTAGCGTCCCACCCCCCCTTGCCGCAAAGGGACACGATGTGCATGCGCTCAGCGTGTCCGGCTAGTCTGGGCTCTGCGCTCGAATCAATCGGCCCCGAAGGCGCAGCGCCGAATTGGTTGGCATTCTCGAAGAGGTCTTTTTTCGGCTCTGACGTGGCAGTCGGCGGGGTCGAACCAGAAGGCGAACCAACATTGCCAGGGCGAGGTATCGGGCTAGAAATCCCATTAGGCACTCCAGGATTGGATATGAGCTGTTTTTTGTCGGTGGTTGACCCTTCGGGCTGGACCGAGTCCGTGTCGTCGTCTGATGCGACTCCTACAAGGGCCGAGAAGAGGTATCGGCGCAGGTAGGTAATGTTTCCGGCCATATCCTTGATGTCTTCACACCTCGGCATGATTTTCGAGCTTTCCATCCACTGGCCGGACGCATGCGTTATTCTGCAAGAACAAATCTCTACAGAACCGACCACATCAATAGAAAAAGAGTGGGCCAGCCCGTTCTTTGCGAGACATGCGCGGACAGAGTCTAAAACCGTTGGTAAGTCACAGTAGTTATACACGATCTCTCCCCCAGACTTTTTTGGTATTCTGACCGTGCGGTTGGTTTCTGGGTTCTTCATTTCTCCTTGCGCCTTAGACAAGGCGGCGGCAAACTCATTTATTGTTTCCGAAGTCTTCATTTCTTTGTCTCCTTTTTCTGATAAGATTCAGCTACTTGTATTGCATACTTGTTTGGCTTGGGTTCGGCTGGCTTACCGATCGGCCGTAAGCCGTCGGTAAAGCCCATGCCGAAACACCACGCACATCGGTCATATATGAAAGACGGCTTTGTGTGATCTAGGCTGGTTGAGCGAGGAACCTCGCCGGTGCCGCCACACCACGGACAAATGGCCTCTTGCATGGGTCACCATGCCCCACAGAGAAAGCCGTTGTCGGCGGCGGCGAGTTCGTCGGCTCTGCGGCACATCTCGGCCCATATGTCTGCCTCGACCGCATTCATGTCCGCATCCAGTGTGATGTCTTGTTCGCCGGCGTCTTCAACCAGGACTGTTTCTATGAAGCTTGGCTCCGGCGCGCCAAAGCAACCGCCCGGGTCGCCTGGAAACACGGTTGCATAAACCCACACAGATTTGCCGTTTATTGTTGTTTTGAATTCTAAATCGGTCATATCCGCTCTCCACAAGCGAGAGCCGAGGCAGGATCTAGCCGAAAGTGCCTCAGCTCGGTTAGATAACCATAGAATATCTTGTATGGCGCATATTGTCAAACATATTTTATTGGGTACCATTTTGGGGAAAACAGGGGGGCTAGTGGCGGCTATAATTTTCGCCCTTAATTATCCCCCCTGTAAATTCTTTTGACAGACCATCAAACGGTCAATAGGGTAAATCTATTCAGGAGATAAGCATGGTATTCAAAAAGAGCTTTCTAGAATCAATCAAAAACCGGGTTTACGTTAAGACCCTAGCAATGGAATATAAAAGCGCCAATCCGTTCCCTCATATAGTGTTTAACGATGCATTCGATGAGCCGGCTCTTTACGGCGCGCTCGCTCACTTTCCGGAGCCAGACGGTTCCTGGTATTCCTATCAAAACAAGCTCGAAATGAAGTACGCTAAAGACGACCTGGACGAGGAACACCCAGACATCCAGGACATGGTTTCGGCGTTTCACTCCAAGCGCTTTGTCTCTTTTCTGGAGGCCCTGACCGGCATCAATGGACTGATCGCCGATCACGCGCTGAGAGGCGGGGGCCTTCACCAAATTGCAAGAGGCGGAAAGCTCGATGTCCACAAAGACTTTAACTATCACCCCGAGCTTAGGCTCGAGCGCCGCCTGAACGCGATTTTGTACTTAAATCAAGACTGGAAACCAGAATGGAAGGGCCAGCTCGAGCTCTGGAGCGGCGACAAAGAAAGACTGTTTGAACGCAAAGCGGTGATCGAGCCAACCATTGGGACGCTTGCCATATTCTCAACCAACGGATTCTCATACCACGGGCACCCCGACCCGCTTGAGTGTCCAGAGGGCGTTACTCGAAAGAGCATGGCGTTTTACTACTACACAAGCCCGCTCCATTATTTGCCCGCGGACGCACACTCGACCATTTACATGAAACGCCCGGGCGAACACAACGACCCAGAACTCGACACCCTTCGGTCCAGGCGCGCGAAAGGAAGGGTTGAAGCGTGAAAATAAAAATACTCCTAGTCACGCCATACGACGCAGATTCAAATTCGTTTCATCGGTCTTGCGGCCCGTTCATGTACCTAGAAAAGAACGGGAGGAGAGAGGGACTTGACTTCGAGTATCATCTCGCCGGAGATCAAACCGGAGGAAACCGGATTTCTTGGGTGCAGATCGGGCGATATGACGGCGTGTTTCTACATAGGCCATGCCGCGAAGATGATTTGACCATCATTAAGATCGCGAGAGACAAAAACGTCCCGGTGTGGTGCGAGTTTGACGACGATTTGTTTTCGGTCCCTATTTACAACCCGCATCACGCCCAATATGAAAACCCGGCGATGCAAAACATCATCGCATCTTGCGCCGCGCTCGCCGACATGATCTCGGTCACTACCCAACCCCTTTGCGACTTGTTCAAAAGGGTCAACGACAATGTCGTGATCATTCCGAATGCGTATAGGTCTGATATTTACTGGTATAGAAAGCTCGAGACACCCCCAAGAAATGATCTCATCGCCTGGCGAGGAAGCCCGACACATGACGCGGATCTTATGTCCGTTGCCAATGCGTGGCTCAAGATGCCGGCAAAGGTAAGCTTTTACGGCGGCGTGCCCTGGATGCTGACGGCCAAGATGCAGGAAAACAAGCCAGGTAGCTTCCAATCCGTTGGAAACGGCGACCCATTTATTTACATGCGCGAGCTATACAATGCCGCCCCAAGGGTGATGGTCGTTCCCCTTGTGGACTGTTTCTTCAATCGCTGCAAGTCAAACATCGCATATCAAGAGGCCCTGCATGCGGGCGCAATCTGCGTAGCCCCAAATATGCCCGAATGGGTCCGCCCTGGCGTAGTCGGATATGAAGCAGGAAACGCGGACTCGTTTCTCGCCGCCGTCAACGGCGCATTCAACCTAAGTGACGATAAACACAAAGAAATCGTGTCTTCTGGATACAAAGAAATGCGCGAGCAATATGATGCCGCGGTTGTAAACGAGGTCAGAAAGAAGGCATTGCTAGACTTTGTCAACAGGGGCCGGGTCAACGGCAAAGACCCATGGTTCCCCCTTGTCGGCGCCATGGCCCTTACAAAGCTAAAGTCCAGCCGGCAACAAAACAGCTTGAACAACTCGAGCATCGGCCGCACAATGAAATAACGTGAATAGCGAAGCCTTCGGAACAAAGACCAATGTCAAATGCAAGACGCACCAGTGCCAAAACAAAACAACGCACAAGTCGGAACACTGCGAAAAGTGCAGGACCTATTCGTGCGGATACTGCGGAAAATCTTTCAAATCAAACGAGCTCCTCGACGCCGGGCGGGCCAGATGTGATTACTGCCGGCGCGTCAAGTCTCGGCGTGGGTAAGATATTCTGCGACACTCCGGTTAAGCTAGTGGCCATTTCGGATCTGAGGCTCAATCCAAACAACCGAAACAAACACCCAGAGGATCAAATCAAGAGGCTTGCCAAGATCCTGAAAGAGAACGGTTGGAGGTACCCAGTCAAGGTGAGTAACCTGTCTGGCGTGGTGAGTTCCGGGCACGGCCGCATTGAGGCGGCAAAGATTAACGGCTGGACTCACGTTCCTGTTCAGCGTCAGGACTACGCAAGCCAAGAAGCCGAGTATGCGGATGCAATATCAGACAATGCAATTGCATCCTGGGCGGAACTAGATCTCTCCGGCATTAATTCGGACATAGGCGAGTTGGGGCCTGATTTCGATATCGACTTACTCGGAATCAAGGATTTCGTTCTAGAACCCGCTGAATTGGTCCCGCAATGCGACGAGGACGAGGTGCCTGAGCATGTTGAGCCAAAGACTAAGCGCGGTGATATTTACCAGCTCGGTCGCCACAGGCTCATGTGCGGGGATTCGACGAGCATTGATGACGTGGAAAGGCTGATGGGGGATGAGAAGGCGGATCTACTTTTGACAGATCCTCCATATGGTGTGTCCTACGTCGAGAAGAATGCCGCCGTGAACGGCGGCATTGTGAAAAATGCCATCGGTAAAGAGATCAAAAACGATAGCCACTCGCCGGAGGAAATGAACGAGCTATGGTTCACTTGCCTATCTAATGCTCACATCGTTTTAAACGACGATGCCGCCTACTACATCGCAAGCCCGCAAGTTGGTGATTTGATGATGATGATGACGAGCATTATCCGTGCCGGATTCCAACTCAAACATATGCTCGCGTGGGTGAAGCAGAACTTCGTATTTGGGCGCTGCGACTACCACTATCAGCACGAGCCAATTCTATATGGATGGAAGAATGGGGAATCACACAACTGGTACGGCGACCGAAAGCAATGCTCCGTCCTGAAGTTCGATCGCCCATATAAAAGCGATCTTCATCCGACCACTAAGCCGGTAGAACTGTTTGAATACCTTGCGCTGAATTCGACTAAGTCGGGAGATAAAATCCTTGACCTATTCGCTGGCTCCGGCACGAGCCTGATCGTTGCCGAGAAGAATGGCCGAACAGGATATGGAATGGAGTTGGATCCGAAGTACTGCGACGTCATCGTAGCCCGATGGGAGAAATATACAGGCAAGAAAGCCGAGCTTGTGAATGCCGGCTAAGCGAAAGGACATTGATGCAAAAGTTATTCAGATGCTCGCTCAGCGCGGGTGTACCATTGAGGAGATGGCGGCGCATTATAGGTGCTCACGCGATACGATCGAGCGCAACTTTGCGGCAATTATAGACAAAGGGCGTGCTGACCTTAGAATGTCGCTCAGGGAATGGCAGATCCAAAGCGCCAAGCGCGGGAATGTGGCCATGATGATATGGCTTGGTAAACAGTACTTGAATCAGTCTGATAAAATCGAGGAGAAGGTTGAAACCAAGAACGAAGAGGTGCACACCCTCAATGTCACCATAGGCTGGGCCGATGAACCTGCACTTATCGATGCGGCGCCGGACGCCAGCGCAAGTTCGGATCCACCAAAGCACTAAGCGATTCAATATAGCCTGTTGGGGCCGTCAGTCGGGTAAGACAACAACCGGCCTAGATAAGATGGTTTACAAGCCTTTGCAAGGCAGGCCGCGCGGCGTGTACTGGTACATTCTTCAAACCCACACGGCAGCAGAGGTTGCGTTCAATCGATACTGGGACCTGCTTAGGCCGGCCCCACACCTAATAAAGGCAAAGCCAAACGAATCGGAGAAGTTCGTTCATCTTGTCAACGACGCGAAGGTGTTCTTCAAATCGGGCCAGAACTTTGAAGACCTGCGCGTGGAGACGCTAGATGGAGCCATTGTGGATGAGCACCGGCAACAAGACCCAGCGCTATGGCCACGAGTGATTCGGCCCATGCTCGCCAAGAACATGGGCTGGGCTGACATCTATTCCACTCCGAATGGGTACGATCACTTCTATGACCTGTTCGAGTCCTGCAAGACAGACGAAGAGTGGGGCACGTTCCACGCGCCATCAACTGATGCATGGTGGTGGACGCCAGAAGAAATTGCATCAGCCAAAGCTACCATGTCTGAAGATGAGTTTGCCCAAGAGATTCTCGCTGAGTTTAGAGAGATAGGAGTTGGCAAGGTTTACAAGAATCACGGTACATGGAACCAGTCGGCAGAAAACCCATTCGCAAGGCCGGGAGAGCAATGGTGTAGGCACCTGCCCATTGTGGTCGGTCTAGACTTCAACGTAGGACTCATGTGCTGGGAGCTCATGCAGTTTCGCGGGAGGGAGTCTTATACTGGAGAGGAACTCGCCATTCCCAACACAAACACGCAAGAGGCGGCCGCGGTCTTGCTCGAGAGAGTCAGAAAGCACCCGGCCGGCGTTATCCTTATCGGAGACGCTTCGGGCAAGGCCCGCAGGACCTCTTCAAATGACACGGACTACGGCATTATCCACGCCGCGCTCAAGGGCAAGGTTACCACGCTAAGAGACCTTACTCCCGAGCAGAATCCGTCCGTGCAAGATCGAATCAATATCGCCAATGCGGCACTCAAAGATGCGGACGGAAACGTTCACGCACGCTATCACCCAGGCCGATGCCCACAGCTAAAGAAAGACCTCGAGCGCGTGATATGGCGGATCGGCACGGTAAACACAGACCTAGACAAAAGAGATCCGGAAAGAACACACGCCAGTGACGCATGGGGTTATCCGCAGTGCTACTATGGCGACACGTGGAAGCCTCGGGCTGGCAAGATGCGGGTACTCATGAGATAGTTTTGTCATGACGATTCAGCGTATGGGCGGGCACAACCCAGAATATGCGCCAATGAGCAAGCAACAAGGCGGATCGGCTCAGCCGGCGCAGGCGGCCCTTGTGGAAAAAGAAGCCCCGTCACAAACGCAGTACTTCTCGACTGAATATCACAAGTCAACTGGCAGCCTGTTTTTTATATACGCGCTTCGAGTATTAATCGCGATCGCACTAGTCAATCAACTCTATTGGTTTTTTCAAAACTTAGCCGGAAAGAAATAGATGATTAGCAATCCACGGAATGGATTTATCGTTCAAAACGGAAACATGGCGAACACGATTGTGTCTTCGCCCGTAGACCTTACTGGTAGCGGTGGATGTGCCGTCCAGGCCACGTGGTCTGGAGTATCTGGAACAGGGACGCTTTACTTGCAAGCGTCCGCATATCCGGATCAAAGCCAGTATGCACAGGTATCGAGCTCCGCATTTACGGTAAGTTCGGTGAGCGGAAACGACATGTGGAACGTCACGTCATCTAAGTATATTTGGGCTCAGCTCGTGTGGGCACCGAGCGGATCTTGCGTTGGCACGCTAACCGCCGTGGTGAACAAGAAATGACAATTCCAGCATTGTTTCTGTTGCTGATTAGCTCGCTTGCCATGGCCGACGACGGATACATAGACCTGCCTTTTACGTCCGTGCAGGCCAACTCTTGCCCCGCGAACCAGTTTGCATACGGTATTCAGACGACTGGAACGCTTTCTTGCATGACAATTTCTGGATCAGCTCTGCCAAATCCGTCCGCGTCAACCCTTGGCGGCGTCGAGTCTTATGCTGCTGTAGCGAACCAATGGATCAACGCGATATCGACAAGCGGGATCCCGTCGTCAACCCAACCGGCTTGTGGAAACCTTTCGAATGCGGCTCCAAGCTGTTCTACTGACACCACGAATGCCTCTAACATCACGACAGGAACCCTTGGGTCAACGGTTCAGGGCAACATCACTACGACTGGAACGGTCACGAGCGGAACCTGGAACGGGACGGCGGTAGGATCTCAATACGGGGGGACTGGGATAAACTCCAGCGCCTCGACCGGGATGCCGTCTTTGTCCAGCGGGACATGGAGCATTTCATCACTCGCAACGACGTTTGTAAGCCTGTTTGAGACCGTGGCCACAACAGCGGGAGATTTGATTTACGGCGGATCGAGCGGAACACCGACAAGGCTTGCGATAGGAACAGCGACGCAAGATCTTAGAGTAAGCTCTAGCGGATCACCCGTGTGGACGGACCTGATTGATGCATCACACGTAGTGATGATTTATGATGACTTTTTATTGGGAGATCAAGAGCTAAGCGGATATTGGGCGGTCTCCTCATCTGGTAGCGGCTCGGCTGTGGCGACATATACGGGCGGAACAAGCGCAAACCCAGGGCTCATCTCGCTTTATACTGGGACCGCCACAACCGGGTCAGCGGAACTTTATTCCGATACACGCAACGCTTTGTTTTTTGTCGGTGCCGGCGCCATCACCTACGAAACAAACGTAGGGCTGTCGGCAATAAGCACAAGCTTACAAAACTACACGGTTTATATAGGCATGACAACGAACGAGTTACCAGATGCTTCGCCGACAAACGGAATTTATTTCACTACAAACTATAACACCGATAGCGGAGACTGGGTTTTGAACTGCACAAGCGGCGGAACAACCACATCTGAAGACACCGGGGTTGTTGCTGGGACATCGTTTACAAAGCTTGGGTTCACGGTAAACGCCGCTGGCACAAGCGTTCAAGCTTATGTTGGCGGCGCCTCAAAGGGATCCCCATGTACGGCAAACATTCCAACCGCAGGGGTTAACTTCGAGTGGGGGA